GGATACTGTGTTCTAGTTCGATGAGCTTGGATTGCAGCTGTTTGCGGCCAGCTAGCAATGTCCTCAAGGCCTGTGCATCTCCCGACTTCGCATGCACCGGCCGATACCAGCCCATCCGCAGCATATGTGCTATGCCACGAGCATCCTTCCGGTCGGTTTTGATTGTCATCGCTGACAATGCTGCTTTCACATGCCGGGTCTCCAGAAGCACCACATCGAAGCCAGCCTGGATCAAACCCTCGCGCAGCCATTGGGACATTGGACCCGCCTCCAAGCCGATCCGCGCGATTGGTAAACCAATGTCGGCGCAATGCTTGGCCAGTGCATCAGGGTCGCTTGATACCTTGCTTTCGGAGACAATCTTACCCGTGCCATCAACAACGCACACGCTGCTCAGATCGAGCGACACATCAATTCCAGCGTAGTATTCCATGGTCTAGCTCCTCTTCGTTGTCGTCTGCAGGTTAGCGTGTCGCGCCGCGGTGGTGCAGGCCCATTACGGCATCTATGTCGAAGAAAAGGAACACCTGGAACCTTATACGAGGCGCTTTCCGCCCGTTGGTTTCGGATGCCGTTTCATCCTTCGAAAGGACCCCATGCCCGAACCGGTCAACTTTGCCGTAGCATCGGCTCTCCTCCAGTTCGCGATCCACCTGCACCGCACGGCGGGCGATCTCGGCGGCAGCACCATCATCCTGGACGACTGCCTCTGCGTACAACCCGCCGAGGCCTCCCGTGAGCCTGGCCCGTTCGCCGTGAAGGCCAGCTTCCCCGCGGGCGTCGCTTCGAAAGAGGTCATCGACGCGCTCGGGTTCCCGTTCGCGAACCCCAAGCTCGAACAGGCCGTCGAGGTCATGGTCGCCGCGAAGGAAGCCATGGTAGCCTCCCGCGCGGAAGCGCAGCGCCTCGTCGATGAGTTTGTCGCCGACATCGCGGCCTAGCCTTCGCGTCCACAGCCCGTGGTTTTGGGCGGGCTGTGGACCATCCATCCCAAAACCACCAGAACGATAAAATGCCGGTCATCTCGTAGAGGGAGTTTTCAGACCAGCGCCTTAAACAGGCTGTCAGAGACAAGGAGAAGGAGGAACAAGGAAGGCAACGGCAGAACCCCGATCGCAAAGAACGGCGCTAACAACTCATATTGACACTTCCGTTCAATACGGGTCACCGGCTCACCGCCTGCCGGTTGCGAAAGGAGTTCGACGATGTCGAAGCCCTACACCCAACATCCGGCCGGTCCGGCGCATCCCAAGCCTACGCCCGTAGTAAAGTCGTATCCCGACGGCTACACGCCAGGTGAGGAAAAGTTTCGCGTCTGGCGCTTTCCGGGTGCACCCGAACCGCATCTGCGTGCTCGCGGCGTGATCTGCGAGTACTACGTCTACGGGCTGCTCGACTGGCAGTCCGGTCCGCGTGCGTCGCAGCTCAATGTGTCGCGCGTCTGGACCTTGCGCCTCCTCCTCGTCAACGACAAGCTGACGGTGGAAGCGAAAGTAGCGATGAACTCGCGCACTGCCAAGAAGCTCGCGGGCGTGGCTGAGCCGGAACGCGGCGTCGTGGTGACGATCCCGATCTCGACGCCCGACGAGGACGCCGAGGTCCGCAAGTTGAAGCGCTATGTGCTTCGTCTTGCACCATGGGCGAGCAAGCGCCTCGGTCCTGTCTTCGAGACTTATCTCGAAGACCATGGTCTCTAAGTCTCTAAATCAGCCCCCGGCATCCATCCGATGCCGGGGGCTTTTTCTTGACACTCGCACCCCGTCGACGGATAAAACTCAGACGGATGCGGCTCGTCGAGCATGTATTCCTTTCCTGGAGGCGCACGGGGGTTCCAAAAATAACCGTGCGCCTTTTCGCTTCAAGAATTACCGAACTATATATCGCGTATTATCTAAGTATATATTGGTTAACTATCGTTAGTATTTTCACTTTATACTTGCTTAATGCCGCCGGTCGCCTGACTCTGTTAAATACAGATGTTGGGGAACGGCTGTGGCACGCAAGAACAAAAGCAAGAAGGTCGTAAAGCGACCCGACATTGATCTCGGAACTCCCGAGACACGCCGTCGCGTGACGGCCGATCCACTGCTCTCCGCAAACATCGATCCTCACCGGCTTCAGTCAGCACTCGCGATCCGCGCTGCGCTCGAGGACGGTCTTGGCGCTCGCGCCCTCGACATGGTCCGCATCGGCATGGGCGGCGGCGCATCATCCGGGGAACGCGACTTCATCCCGACGACGCCGCACAACATCGAACACCGCACATGCCTGGAACGCTGGCGTCTCGCCTGCAAGTCGGCCGACATCGAACATCACATCGTCGAACTCTGGGCGACGGGCATCTCGCTCCGTCAGATCGCCGCCCACGTCCATCTCCGCCGCACGCGCTGCGCCGAGATCGTAGACCATGGCCTCGACCTCTACGCCGACATGCGCGGCTACCGACGCAGCCCCCGCCTTGGCGCGAGGATGGCCGTCTGGGAAGCGCCGGCCGACGGCACCCCCATTCCCGATCCCGAGACACCGATCTTCGCCATGCCGGCGAAATCACGCCTCCGGAACCGGGCAATCCGAAACGACAACAAAACGAGGGAACACTATGAACATTGAAAACAACGAAGCGTCGAACTGGGATCAGAATTACCGGGAGTTCGCCGAAGACCTCAAGATTGAGGGCGGGCGCACCGAGCGCCTGATCAGCAACTTGGTGAACGATGAGGTCGATAGCTGGGAATCGTTTGGTGACGTCGCGCCCGCGACGATCACTCTTAACACTACCGATATCGGAATTGATCGGGCATCGTTGTATACAGATGCCGTCACGTCAGTATCGGCCGCTGTTGATCCGGCGGACTACGACGAGTTTGCCAAGCGGTTCCTCGCCGACGAAGTCGATCCTGTAGACGCCCCGTCGTCGTGGGGCGAAGGCGTGAAGTTGTCGATGGATCGGGTGCGTGAATACGTAATCCAGAAAGCTGAACTGCTGACTATCGGCCCGGATAACCACAGCCTCGGAGACCTCGAGAGCTTCGTCATCGAGCCGAGGGTAAGGAAGCTTACCGCCCGCCAGAAGCGTCGTGAGGAACGTAGCGCTGCCATCGCCGCCTACTACGCGTTCAACTTCTCGAACACGACCGAGGAAGACCTCAAGAAATACGTGACGTCGCAGGCGATCATCAAGCGACACCCGTCGAATATCGTTCGGCGCGACAACATTCTGATGAAGCGCGCCAACACGAACGAGATGCTTGGCATCGATCTCGTCGCCGAGAGCGCCCACGAGCACGGCAGCCGCGCCATCCGTCGCAAGGTCTCCCACGACGCCCGCAAGGGAACCAAGCCAGGTCTGTTCGGCCGCGGCTCCGTCAAGCTGACCGACGCCGACCTCGTCGAGCGCCATGGCCGCTCAGCGCTTGCGGTGCTGTCCGAGGATCGCTTCAGGAAGGCGCTGGACGAACTGAACGCCGCCGGCCGTCGTCTCGACCTCCGGGCGAAGTCGGCATTTCAGAAGACGGTGGAGACGCTGTCTGAGGTCATGGGAAGGAGGGTGGCATGACGACTGCTCTCCGACGTCCCGATCCCGATAGCTACGAATATGGCGGATGCGACGGCTACGAAGGCGGTTGCTATGTGTGCGCCCAGCGTTACCTCAACGACCTTCGGGAATACCGCGCCGGATATGTCGGCCGCCGTGACGCCGCCGGTCCCGTGGGCTTCGACAAGGATGCTGCCTACGAAGCCGAGTTCGAAATCCAGTGGGCGGATTGCGAGATTGCCGCGGCAGGTCCAACGGCCGCCGACGTCGGCCTCGTCTACGAGCGCCCCAAGTTCGACCCGGAAGTGACCACGGAGGTGCATGCCGACGGTAGCGTCACCGTGATCGAAAGATGGTCTCCCATGTGGCCGGTAGGGAGGAGACGTACATGACCCTCTTCCCCAAATCCGATCTTGCAGGCGCTGCCACCATCATCGCCATCGGGTTCATTGCCTGGATCGCAATGGGCATGCCCGTTCCCGAATACCGTCGTCTCCTCGGCGACGGCGACACCTTCACCCTCAACAGAACAGAATGGGCCTGCGCGTCCGAGCGTTCGATCCCCCGGTTCTCCTCCACGGCGATCCTGGTGACGAAGAAATGCGACGTCTGGGTCAGGAGGCAGCCATGAGCTTCAGGACCGCACCGTTCTTCGACACTGAGCGCGGCAAGGCGACCTTGGCGGCGGCGCGTGAGAAAGCAGAGCGGTTGTCCGCGGCTGTTGCCTTGCTTCCGCTGCCCACCGAGGAGCGCACCTACATCGCTCCGGCGATCATCCAATCCCCCTGGCACCATGAGCTGCCATCCGAAAGTGAGCACCTATGACCGACATCGACACCAAAATCAGCACCAACCGCCAGCCCAACGATCTCACAGTCGATTACGAGACCATGCGCGTCCACTTCACGTTCGGGGCGCTGCCAGATTCGTTCTCGCTGCCGATCTCGGCTTACGGCAGCACCAACGCCGTTCTCGGGTCCGAATTGCTCTCGGTCTCCGTAGTTGAAGATGACATCAAAAAGCTCTGTCTCTCGAAGAACCATTCGCTTGCCGATTTCGAGGCCATCCGGCTCGGCATCAAAGCGTTCCTGCGCGACCACCAGACATATGTCGTCAACGGCAGCGAATACCGTCTGCGACGCGAGGATGTCCTCGTAGAGCTGGTAAAGAAGGTTCGGTCGGGTGAGCGGGTGCCGAAGTGCGAAAACAAGGAAAGCGAGGCGGCATGATCCGACACCTCGCTCCGATCGACGTCACCCAGCTTGCCGCCGACCTGACCGGTTACCTGCACGATCGCGGAGCCTGGGATGTCGGATCGGGCGGCCCCGTGACCGTGACCGAGATCGCTGAGTTCATCGCAGAATGGGCTTCATGCGACCGCCAAAACCACGTGACCATTGAGGCCACCACCCTGAATGAGTTTGGCGACGCCTTGTCAAAGCTGATTGATGCCAAGGATCAGCGGAATGCCCCCTTCTGCATGCCCGAATACCGCCGGTAGACTGCAAGTAATCGAAGGATTCCAGATAAAAATCTTGTTTACATTTCCGCTCCGAATAACATAACCCAAAACAATACTTATTTTTCCTCCTGTTTTTCATGAAAAACTACTTGTATCCCCCAAGGATACATACAATCATCTTCATATGGACGGCAACAAACCCACCCCGGCCATCGTCGATTGGAACCCGACGCACTCAGGAAGATGAAGACATGTACCAGCTGAATGTAGCCACCGAAGCCACCTACCTCTACATCCCGGTCACCGCAGCCGACGAGATCGCCGCCGCCGAGCGCGAAGCCGCCATCGATCGCCAGATCGCTTTCGACGACGCCCGCGACGAACTGGTCGGCCTGATCAAGACCCACCCGATGCACATGTGCGTCGAAGCCCTCGAATTTGCCGTCATCGAACTCCTGAGCGCATCGGCTGCCGTCGGCGCTGACGGTATCGAAGAAGTCCTCGACATCTTCCGCAGCGAGTTCAATGCGGGCTGGCAGATGACGAACAGCGGTGTCGTCAAGATCAATACGAACGAGCTGACGATCCACGAGGGTCAGACGATCCGTGGCTTCCAGCATGTTGACGTCGTGGCAACCGCATTCAACCTCCCGGCCACCCACGATACCGTCGGTCAGGTCCTTCGGCCGCTGCTCGTCACGGTGACGACGGCAGAAGGCGACGAGATGTCCTGGGCGACCGACTGGCTGACCTACGAAGACGACCTCGGCGTCGAGATTGTCCGCTGGATGATGTGATCGACGTCGATGCTTCATTCTGTCGTCACCGGCTTCGGTGGCGACATTGGGGAGCATCTGGAACCTGGTCCCCACAATAGCAGCGCCCCGAGGGGCATCATAAGGAAAGAAGACATGCTTCAGAAAACCGTGGAAACCGTTGGCATCAGGAACCGTGCATTCGTCATCAGGTGCCCTGACGAGGCGGGGGTCGTATACATCGCCAGCGACAAGATTGACGCGATTGAGCAGTGCTGCGCAGACGCCGGTTACGAAAGCCTGGAAGACGCTGCGGAGAAGCACATCTCCGGACAATCGATCTGGCAATTCGTAAAGGGTGTGGACTGCAGGCCGTTGGGCGTCGTCGGCGACGTAGCCTGGAAATACGGCGCGCCGAAACCAGTGCCGCTCTGGGCCGTCGGAGAAGCCCTGCTCAGTGATCTTTCTCGTGACGGCGTGATCCCCAGCTTCGTCGAAGTCCTCGACGTCGAGGATGTACCCGGCATCGAGCCGCGCCTCGTACCCGTATATGGTGAGGATGGACTTCGTGCTGGAGAACTGTTCGCCGTCGTCGTTCCCGAACATGGCCGGGTCGGTCTCTGCGAGAACGGCAGCGTTGCGTGGGTGAAGGCGGACACGATTGTGGAAGCTCTCATCGTTTACGAAAGGGGTGGCCAATGATATTGAACCGCAACACCCTCTATCGTCGCCCAGACGGCTCGGAGATGACGTCGCAAGAACGTCTAGCATTCCTGCTCGACGTCGGCTGCCTTGACTACAAGGCAGCCGCAATCATCGCAGGCGTGGCCCCCTTGACCATCAAGTCCTACCGCAAGCCATCGTCAGTCCGAAACGTCCCGGACGCGATCCTGTCGCCTATCGAGCGCTACGTTATCACGAGGCTGACAACCATCGTCGCAGCCGCCGGATATGACGTCCAACCCGCTGCCTGACACCCGATGCTGCATTCTATCCGCCGGTGGTTTTCCCGCTGGCGGATATTGAGCCGCATCCGCCCTTCACCACGAAAAAAGTTCGTTGACAGGCTGAGGATTTGCAACAGTTATTTTTATAACCCATTGTCAACACTCACTTTTTTTCTTCCGGCGCTTGTATCCGTCAGGGATACAGAGCACTATTGAATTGTGAGCAGCGGAACGGTCCGTCTGACACCGCCGACTGGAACCCGGCGAACACGAAAGGAAAGAACATGACAACGAAGACCTGGAACATCTCCGCAAACGGCACCCCGTTCGGAGCATACAATGGCGCGACAGAAGCGGACGCAGCGCTCGCATATGTGAAGGACGCTGGATACGCGTCGATCGAGCAGGCGGCCGAGGCCCTTGAAAAGACGGTTGATGAATTCATGGATGGCATGGAGATCGAGGCCTCTATCTCAAACCGCCTCAGCATCGTTAACGCCAAATTCGTAGAGGCGTCCGACGACCTGCCGCGGCACGTCGCGTTCGACGTCGCCGTTGACGGCGAAATCGTCGGCAGCACACTGGAATGGCTCGATGAAGACCACGATCTGGTCCGCGATGACTGCCATCTCGACATCAACCCTGACGTTCTGAAGACTGCTGCTGACCGGCTCGACGAGGACTATCGCAACGTATATTTCGAGGCTTTCCAGTTGCTCAAAGCCGTCGTCGAAGAGCTGAAGGAACCAGAACTCGCCTGACCGACGTCACCCCACGCAGCCCACCGAAGCCCCCTTGACCGGGGGCTTTTTGCTGTCCGGGGATATCTTCACCCAGGTGTGACGTCTTCAATATTCCTGCCGGCGAAAACGACAGGCTTGACGCATGGGAGCCACCAGGGCACCTTTTTTGATAACAGCAGGAATTGCGACCCGGCCTCCACAAGAGCGCCGGGTTTTCTGTTTCTGGCGTCATGCCAGAGGCCGGCGTCGGCGCTACCGTTCCCTCGTTTTCGCCTTGACGTCGGCCATACCTAACATCATCGGCATGCCGTTGACCCCATCTGGCGGCCGTCCCTGCCCCTCCCGTGAATGCCTTGTCAGGTCATCGGAAACCCAACTTTGCTGACAACGTGAGCGTAGTCATTGCTTGTCAACAGAGTGGGTCCTTCCGGTCGGCATTTTGCATCACGGGGCCCGGAGGCGCGGGGGTCCACTGATTTGAAAATTTTTCGCATAGGGGGCTCCGCCGCCGCGTCGCCATGACGATGAGGCTGGAAAAATGGGCGCGCCTTGGGTGTTGGGGAAGGTCAGATACCCGGCACCTCCGCCAAAAAGCAGCGACGTACGGCGTCGACAAGGTCTGTAAATCCCCCTGAAATCGCGTCTGGAGCGTCGTATGGCACCGAAAACCACGCCAAACGCTCCGAAACCCAAGAAACTCACGCAGGCTGCTCTAGGCCGACATCTGGACCTTTCCGAGCGTTCGGTCCGCGAGCTGTTCGGCAAGGGCGTCTTCCCGACGACCGTGAACAGCAAGGCGCTGACCGATGCCGACCTCGACGTCTGCCGCGTCGCCTACATCCAGCATCTCCGTGACCAGGCAGCCGGCCGCACGAAGGAGATCGACACCGTCCCCGACAGCGACGATCCCGAAATTCAGCTTGCACACCTTCGCGGTGAGCAGATCGCACTGACGCGGATCAAGCGCCGCAAGATCATGGGCGAACTCGTGGAGCGCTCGGCTCTTCGTCTCGCCGTCTCCGGCGCATTCGCTCGGGTCAAGAGCGTCCTTCTGAAGATACCGAAGAAGGAGGCAGGCAGGCTAGCCGGCATGGATGACGAGATCGCGATCCGGGAGCATCTCGATGACCTCATCCACGAAGCTCTCGAGGAACTCGCGTCCACCCCGGTCGAAAGCATCGGCGAGGAAACCGACCCGAACGAGCTCGAAGCCGACGACGACATCGAAGAGTGACATCGCCGCGCTGTTCGTCGGATGCCGGAAGGTTGCCGCCGACCTCCGCAGCTCGTTCGAGGTCATCAGGCCACCGAAGCGGATGCGGGTTTCCGAGTGGGCCAGCAACGCCCGCCTGAAGGACGGCAGCCGTTATCGGCCATGGCCGTTCCAGGTCGAAATCCTCGACGTCATGGGAGACCCTCGCACCCGCAAGCTCTCGTTCATGAAGTCGACTCGCGTCGGCTACACGCAGATTCTGCTGGCCTACCTCGGCTACCGGATCGCCCACGATCCCGGCAACCTCTTGATGGCGCGTCCGACGATCGACGACGTCAAGAAGTTCACGAAAGAGCATGTGGCCGCCGTCCTGCGGTGGCCGGTCATGAAGAGGCTCGGTCGCTTCTCGGCTCCGACAGCTCAGGACACCGTCACCGAGAAGTACTTCCCGGGCGGCTCCCTCAAGGGCATCGGCGCAAACTCACCTGGCGGCTTCCGTGACCACGACGCCGACGCGGTGATCTCGGACGAAATCGACGGCTGGCCGGTGACGGCGGGCGTCGAAGGCGACCAGATGAACCTGATCGCCGAGCGTCTGGCGCAGGCCTACGACCCGAAGGACATCGCGGGATCGACGCCGACCGAGGAAGCGATCTCAAAGATCGCTAAACGGTTCGAAGCGTCAGATCAGCGACATTACCACGTTCAATGTCCTATTTGTGAGACACACCAGCGTCTCGTCTGGGGTCAGGGCAAGAAGGACGAGCCAGGTCTCCGTTGGGAGCCTTTCCACGAGCCCACCGAGTTCTGGTACCAGTGCATCAACGGTTGCCGTATCCCAGAATCGAAGAAGCTCTGGATGCTCGAACACGGGTTCTGGAAGGCAGAACGACCCGAGGTGTACGAGCGCACCGGCCATGCCGGGTTCCACATCAACGCTCTGTATTCCCTCCAGCCTAACGCCAAGTGGCCGAACCTGGTCGAGAAGTTCCTCGGTTCATACAAGACGCCGTCGAAGTTCAAGACCTTCGTCAACACCACCCTCGGCGAGACCTGGAAGGTTTCGGGCGATATGCCCGACTGGCAGCGCCTTGCCGACCGTCGTGACGACTGGAAGGCGGGCATCGTCCCTTACGGGGGCTGCTTCCTCACTGCTGCCGTTGACGTGCAGGCTGGTGGCGGCGGTCGTCTCGAGGTTTTCGTCGTTGCCCACGGCCGCGGCGGCTCCACCTGGTTGGTCGAGCATGCAGAGTTCATGGGATCGCCGTACGAGACCAAGGTCTGGGACCAACTGACGGAATTCGCCCGACGGAAGTGGCCGCACGAAAACGGCACCTCCATGATGGCGCTCGAGAGGATCGGCGTTGACGTCGGTTACGCGACCCGGCCTGCATACAACTGGTGCCGGAAGATGGGGCTGGATTTCGCGATGCCCATCAGGGGCTCGCAGAACCTAACCGCACCGGCCATCGCGGCGTCCACGACTATGGAGCTGCAAAACAAGCGCGGATCGAAGGCTAAGACCTCGGAAATCCGCGTCCACATGATCGGCGGCCATATGCTCAAGCAGGAGCTCTATGGCCTGCTGCGGCTCGACAAGCCTTCCGAACCCGGTCAGCCATATCCTCTCGGTTACGTCCATCTGCCCAAGTGGCTGGATATCGGGACCCTCAAGGAACTCGTCGCCGAATACTGGCACGAGGAAAAGGCCGAGTGGGTGCAGACGGGCGCGAACGAGCTGCTCGACGGCTGGTGCTACAACAAGGCCATGGCAATCGCCCGCGGTGCCGAGAAGTGGTCCGAGGCCGAATGGACCGCCCTTGAGGCGATCTACGGTCATCCCGAGTTCGTCGAGCCCATCGAACCCGAGCCGCCGAAGATCACGCAGGCCCGCGAGCAGCCGGTCGCCGAGGTCCGTCGCGATCCCGATCCAGAACCCGAAACCGTCGAGAGACCCAAGAGCCAGTACATCCCGCCACGGCGGAAGAGCTGGCTTCGGGGCTAGGAGACGCCATGACCGAAGCCGAACGCGCCCAGATCGAGGCCGAGATTGCCTCCCTCCGGAAGGTGATCGCCTCCGGCCTCAAACAGAACGCCGAGGGTGGCCGTCAGGTCACCTTCGACGAGTTCAAGGGCCTGGTCGAACGATACCAGTGGCTCGGCTCCATGCTGCCGGGTGGACAGGGCAGCCAGAACACCAAGGCCGTATTCAGCAGAGGTGGCAGCCGATGAACCTGATCGACAAGCTCGTCACCTTCGTCTCTCCGTCGGCAGGCATGCGCCGTATCCAGGCGCGTATTGGCATCGACGCCATGAACCATGTGCAGCACCGTTATTCTGCGGCTGCACCGAACAGGGGCCGTGACGACTGGAACCCGACCAATATCGGCGAAAACGCCATGTTGGCGAGCCGCATGGTCCGCCTTCGCGCAGCCGCCACGCAGGAAGTCCGCGACAACCCGCTTGCGCTCCGCATCATCGACCTCTGGACGATGCACATCATCGGCGACGGCATGAAGGTCGAGTTCATGCCGTCAGACGGCGTTTCCAAGTCCGTCGTGAAGCGCCAGAACAAGCTGTTCGAGGAATGGGCCGAGTCCACCCTTTGCGATGCCGAGGGGGTGTCCAATCTCTACGGCATCCAGTCGAACGCAGCCTGGATATGGCACGAAAAGGGCGAAGCTTTCATCCGTCGGATGATCGTCCCTGCCGACCATCCGCTGCGCCTGTCGGGCAAGCTCAAGGTTCCGCTCCAGCTCAAGGTGCTGGAACCGGAGTTCCTCGACACCACGAGGAACGGCACCAACACCGAACCCGGTCCCGGCTTCGGCAATCCCATCGTCATGGGGATCGAGTTCAACAAGCGGTTCCCAGACGTTCGCGTTGCCTACTGGATGTATCCCGAACACCCGGGAGAAAGCCCCAAGCTCACGCGCTACAACATAGTCAGTCAGCGTATCCCGGCCGACCAGATTGCACACATTTTCACGAAAACCCGCAACAACATCCGCGGCGTCACCGTCCTGCATGCGGTCCTCGACTATCTCCGTGATCTCGGCGACTACCTTGCAGCCCTCAAGATGAAGGCCAAGATCGAAGCCTGCTTCACGGTGATGATCCACCAGGCCGCCGGCTACCAGGCTCCTCCTGGCAGCACCCCCGGTCATGTCGATGACGCTTTGGAAGAGATTGAACCCGGCCTGATCCGCAGGCTGAAGCCAGGCGAGGACGCCAAGGCTTTCGACCCTGGCAGTTCTACGGGCCATTCGGCTCTTTTGCAGACCTTCATCCGCATGATCTCCATCGGATCGGGTTTGACATATCACCAGGTCTATTCCGACCTCACGGGGGCGAACTACTCGTCCCTGAGAGCCGGGAACCTCGAATTCAACCGCTCGAAGTCGAAGAAACAGTGGACCTATGAGCAGATGGGTCAGCAGCCCGTCTGCGAGTGGTTCGTCGATGCCGGTCATCTCGCCGACCTCTGGCCGACCAACAGGTTTCTGGCCGTTTGCACGCCTGCACCGTCGGATTTCGTCGATCCCAAGAAGGACGGCGATGCCGAAATTCAGGAACTCGGGAACGGCCTGACCGCCTGGGGCGAGCTTCTGAACCGCCGTGGCAAGAACCCGCAGCGCCATGCGGAGACCTTGCTCGCCGAATTCGATCTCTTCGAGAACGTCCTCGGCATCGAACACCCCTTCAAGAAGGCCATGGCGCAGCTCGGCAAGCCTCCGTCGGACACGTCGGAGAAGCCTGACGAGACTGAGGACGAAGACGACAAGAAAGAAGCAGCCTGATGACCACACCGACGATCCAGCATCTTGGCACCATCTTCCGCGAGGCCATGATCCGCGCTGCGGACGTCAGCGGCGACGGTTCCGAGGTCCTCTTTGAAGCCGTCTATTCCACCGGCGCAGCCACTCGCCGCTACGACTGGGAAATCGGTCCGTACAACGAGGAGCTGTCGATCGACCCCAACCATATCCGTCGGGATCGGTTGAGCGCGGGCATCGTCCCCATCCTCCTCGACCATGTTCCCACTGTGCGCAACACCGTTGGCAACGCTGTCGAGGACTGGATCGCGGGCGGCGAGGCTTTCGTCCGCTTCAAGATGGAGACCGGCACACCCGAGGCCGACGCCATCGTCAACAAGCTCCGTCAGGGCATCATCAAGACCGTATCCGTCGGATATCGCGTCCACAAGATGACCGAGGTGACGGCCAAAGGAGCCAAGGACAAAGTCCGCACCCTGCGTGCGATCGATTGGGAACCTTGGGAAATCTCTCTCACCCCCATTCCCCGCGACGCCGGGGCAACAGTCCGTTCGGAGGGGGATGCAGCAGCTTATCCCTGCGAAATCATCCTCACCAGAAACACCACAGGAGAACCATCCATGACCACTGCCACACAGGCAAACCCGACCCCCGCTTCCGAAGTCGTTCCGGCTCCGATCGAGACCCGTGCCGCAGTGACGCCTACGCCGGTCGATCCCACCGCTGCCATTCAGGCGGCGATCGAGGCCGAGCGTCAGCGCTCGAGCGAAATCCGCAACCTCTGCACCCGCCACGCCATGGACGCGACCTTCACCGAGGCGCTTGTCCTTCAGGGCCGCTCCGTACAGGAAGCTGGTGCCTCCATCCTCGAAGCGCTGGCCGCACGCGCCGCCGCAACACCGACGAACACGCAGACCGCTGTCGTAGGCCATTCCTACGATGACCCGGCTGTCCTTCTCCGTGCCTTCGAAGACGCGCTGGCTGCCAGGGTATCCGACCGCGTGAAGCCCGAGGGCAAGGCTCTCGAATTCATGGGCCGCGGCATCATGGAAGGCTTCCAGGAAATCTTGGTTGCTCGCGGCGAACGTCCGGTCTTCAACAAGATCAAGCTCGCCGAGCGCGCCTTCATGAGCACGTCCGACCTGCCGGTCGCCCTCGGCAACGCCATGCACCGCGTGATGGACGCCGACTACGCCGCTGCTCCGACGACCTACAAGGAAATCGCGAGCCAGTCCGACTATGTCGACTTCCGTGACCACGAGCATATGCGCGGAACCGAGTTCCCGCCGCTTCAGGACCTCGGTGAAGGTGGCGAGATCAAGCGCGCCACGATCGGCGACGGTCGCCTCGAGAAGAGCCGTATCAACACGAAGGCGGTCATCATCCCCTTCACCCGCGAGCTGTTCATCAACGACAGCATCAGCTACCTGCAGAACCACTTCGGCAAGCTCGGTCGCCGTGTCGCCGCTCAGGAGAACAAGGCCGTCTGGGACTACATCGCGTCGAACCCCAAGATGCAGTACGACAATAAGGCCGTCTTCCACGCTGACCACGGCAACCTGCACGCCACCCCGGTTGCATCGCCGGATGTCGCCATCATGTCGCTCATCCGTGCAGCGCTGCGCGCCCACAAGTCCGAAGGCATCCCGCTGAACTTCAGCCTCAAGACGCTGTTCGTCGATCCGACACTCGAGACGGACGCCGAGAAGCTGGCGACGGCGCTCCTGGCGACGGCGCTCGGTGAAGTGAACCCGTTCTCGGGCAAGTTCCGCATCGTCGTCGAAGCGAACCTCGACACCCACAACGCCTGGTACGGCGCGACCGACAAGGCCGACGCTCCGGTCATCACCTACGGCTACCTGTCCGGCAACAGCGGTCCGCAGGTCTCCACGAAGGAAGGCTGGTCCACGCTCGGCGCTGAACTCCGCGTCGTCCACGATTTCGGCTTCGGCGTCATCGGCGACAAGGGAATCTACAAGGTCAAGAAGTCCTAACGGCTTCTCCAGACCCGGCAAAACGAGGGGCTACGGCCCCTTTTTTGTTGCCCTGACCATCCCCCAACACCCCAGATCACAGGAGATCATTCATGAGAAACTACATCGCAGAGGGCAACGCCATCACCGTGGTGACGCCCGCAGGCGGATACCAGTCCGGTAAGGGCTATGTCGTCGAGAACCTTTTCGGCGTCGCCATCAAGACCACCGTCGAGGGCGAGAAGAACGAGCTGTACACGTCGGGCGTTTATTCGTTCCCCGGTGAAGGCGACCTGTTCAAGGCGGCCTACTTCGACGCCGATACTGGCGACGTTACCGATACCGAGACCACTGGCCTTTACAAGATCGGCGTCATCGTCGGGTCCGGCACTGACACCGTCGAAGTCCGTCTTAACGGAACGGACGTCGTCGCCGAAGCCTGACGCTTCCGGTCCGTAAATCCATCCATTTCGACAACAGCGGCGGGCATCGCTTCCCGCTGCCGACCCGCAGGAGGCCGACATGGTCAGAAGTATACGTATGGCCGAGGATCACAATGGCGACGGCGTAGGCGTTGCGCCGCTTCCCATGCGTTTCACGAAATACACGGAAGTCGATTTTTCAGCCGGGGCAATCACCCATTCTCTCCTGCCAGATACGCCTCTCGTTTGGGTTCAGCTCGTTTCAGACAATGCTGGTGACGAACTCATGCTCCCCACTGCCGGCGGATTGGGCACCTGGCCACTAGAGTCCGGAGCGCGATGGCCGATCAGCCTTACCGAGCCTGATCAGCTTCTTCCCATGGGGTTGAACGCGACCGGCAGTGCTTCCGTCAAAATATGGGAATTCTGACACATGCAGATGCCGTCTAACCCACCGTCACGCGCTGCCCGTTGGTTCAGGAAAAAGGTTATTCGCCTCGGCTCCGGGAAGCTCTACCATGAATTTACCTCGTCGGGGACGATCACGAAAGCCGCCCTCTTGCAGCTCGTTCGGAATGCCGATCCCACGTATGCCTTCATCAAGGCCAACCAGGTTGACATCAAGATCAGGTGCATCGGCGGTGGCGGTGGCGGTGGCTACGGTGCGTCCGTGTTTTATGGTGGTTTCCCCGCCGCGGTTAACACCGAGAGTTTCTCTCTCGATGATCTTCCAGATTCCATTAGCTTCGTCGTCGGCGCAGGCGGCGCTCCCGCTGGAGACGGCGGAAGCACAACATTTTGGGATGTCGTTGCCATCGGCGGTAAGAGCGGTTCGACTGGCACCGCAGAGGACAACAACCACTCATTTATGGAATCGAACTCGTTGATGCGCATGGGACGGCGATCCCTGTCAAACGCTGCGCCCAGTTCGCCGTTTGGCCCCGGAGGCGGAGGATACAACTCTAGCAGTATCCCGGCGAAGCGAAATGGAGGAAGTTCCTCCAGTGCACTGCCCAATGCAAGGGTAATTGGACCGACTGCCAATGGAGCCGTAGGCTTCGATGCAAGCGATGCCAATGACCGTGGCTTTGATTCGTTCGGAACGGGCGGAGCTGGAAACAGCAGCACCGTCGGTGGTGGCAACGGTGGAAAACCCGGCGGCGGCGGCGGAGCGACGTCGCAAAGCTCATTCCCATCGACCGGATATGGCGCACGCGGCGGCATCTACCTTCAATTCACTGTGACGGAGGCCGCCTGATGGACGACACCCTTAAACGGTATTTCATCATCACCGATTCCATAGTCTCCAACATCGCGGTTTCCCATTCGGAGCTGCCCCTGCGGGTAGCCGTTCCGGAAGCTGTGATCATAGAAGCCAACGACCAAACGGCCGAGGTCTCGATCGGTTGGTTGTATGTCGGTGAGACGTTCGCACCTCCCCCAGAGCCGACCGGGGAAACCCCATGATCGACACCCAAACCCTCCTCCTTGACCCAACATATTCGGTCTGGGGCGTTCCAGCCGTCATCACCACCAAGGCTGGCGACACCATTGCCTGCTCCGTCCTCGATCACCGTGACGGCATTGACGTCGTCACGGCCCGAGGCGGCCAGTCCATCCTCGTTCCCGGCACTTCCGCACAAGCAGCTATCGTTCTCGTCCGCTGCTCACAATGCCCCGACAAACCGACGGGCGGCACCATCGTCCTCAACAATGAGCCGGTCAGCTACCGGATCAAAACTTCGAAACAGAAGGGTCGTCCGGTTGTCGGCGAATGGCAGCTCGAACTCGAGGAGGTCAGGTGATGGGAGCAAGAGAGGAAATCATCTCCGCCCTTTTCGCCGCCCTCGGCCGGATCGACGGCATTGCCCTGTGTGAGCGGAATCGGGTGCATCCGATCGATGACAACACTCCAGCCGCCATCGTCCTCCACGACGGCGATATCGTCGGAGAAACGGACCGAAAATTCGCGATCCCGGCGGGGAGAACCCCGGTTTCCCCACAGACCCTGACGCCAACGATCTGGGGTTACGTGGAAGGATCGTCCGAAACCATCGGCACCAAGGTCAACGAACTCTACGAGAAGGTCGTTGCGGCGCTGTTCGGCGACGTCGAGTTCCTCCGGGTTCTTGCGAGCCACGACGGCGGCGTCGGGATCGACGGCGCAGCCTTCCCAGCGCCGTCCAAGGCCACGTCCCCTGCAATCGGGGTCTTCATGCTCGAGGTGAGCCTGCCGTTCACCTTCGCCCCCTTCCACTAACACTCCAAGGAGCTTTCCATGAACATCAATCCCATCGCCGGTAACTACGTGATCCCCAAGGGCTTCGTGCTCGCCAAGTTCACCGGTAACGACTATTTCGAGGAACTCGGCGACACCGACGCCTTCGAGATCACCGTCGAAGTCGAGCGCGACGAGCGCAAAGATAACCGCTTCGGCGTTGCCCGTACCTCCGACAGCCAGGTGACCGACATCTCCGTTGGCGTCTCCATGACGCTGATGCAGCACACGAACCGCAACCGCGCCCTCGGCGTTATGGGTTCGCTCGGCACGATGAACCAGACGGCCGCCACGGGCGTCACCAAGGTCATCGCGGCCGCCAAGGCGAACCAGCTCTACGACCTCGGCGCATTCGACGTCACCAACGTCGTCGTGTCCTCGGACGAGGAAGGCGCGGACGTTCTCGCGATCGGCACTGGCTACACGCTCGACGCAAAGTCCGGCGTTATCCAGCCTCTTGCCGACGGCCCCCTGTACATCACCTTCGACCGTGCCGCGATCCTGCCCGCCCAGAACCGCCTCAAGACCGGTATCGGTGGAAACCCAGACCTGGAAGCCGAGCTGCTCGTGGTCGGCAACAACCTCAAGGGTGCCAAGACCCACGTCCGTCTCTGGAAGGTCCGTCTGACGCCGTCGTCCGGCCGTGGCTACATCGGCACGGAACGCTCCGGTCTGGAAATCGAAGGCGAGGCTCTCGCAGACGCCGTCAAGGCGCTGACCGAGGGCAACTCCGAAGAGTTCGCGTTCGGCGTCGAGCAGACGCTCGCAGCCTGATCCAACCCCATCCCTCATTTCGAAAGGCGCTCCTCCGGGGGCGCTTTTCGTTTGTGGCCATACCTCAGTTAGGAACCTAACATGTCTACGCTTCTCGAAATCTCCCCGCAGAGCCGCGAAGTCCCCGTCGGAGACGCCAAAATCAAGACCTACGGCTGGAGCGCCCAAGCCATCGCCGATCTGCTCGGGAACTACCCCAAGGAAATCCGCGACGTCGCTCGCGAGGTGAAGCAGAAGGTCGATGCCGGTCAATCCATTGCCGAGATCATCACCACGGCCGACGCCACGATCCTCGACGCGATCAGCCATACGGTCATCCCGACGGCCATCGTGTGGGCAGCGCGCATGCCTCGTGACAAGGTAAAGGACATCATCGCAGCCGAGGCCGTTGTCCGCGATCTTCCTTTCACCACGCAGCTCCTGTTCCTCAAGACCGCCTACGATCTGACCTTCCCCCTCGGTGTCTCGGATTTTCTGACGGCGCTGGGTCTGGTGGCCGAGGCAGGCGAGGAAAGCGCGACGAGCTAGAACACTGGCTCGGTCGCGTCGTCGCGAAACTCGCCCCAATGCTCGGCCTCGACAACGTCTGGCAGATGACGCCGAGGCAACTCAGCGCCTTTGAGCGTTTGGCACACTGGGAATCCGAAGAGTACTTCGCTGCCATGGCATCGGCCATCCGGGTCGCTCACCACGGCGATAAGGACGGATTCAAGAAATACATCGACAGCATGACGAAGTGAGGTTCCCATGGCGAAGAAGAACCTCGGCTTCAAGATCGACTTCAAAGAGCTCGTCGATCCGCAGGAATATTTCGAGGAACTGAAGCACCCGATCGGCAGGGCCGTCACCGACGCCATACGCGACGTCTCGGAAGCCGCCAAGCAGCTTGTGCGTGACGACGTCCGGCGCAAGTTTCGGAACCGCATGAAGGGCAACTCGAAGTTCGAGAACTCCTTTCGGGTCTTCGACTTCCCGAACGAGAAGCGCAATCCGGGCAGATTCTCGTATTCGCCGGCGGCCACGATCCAGGCAAACCCGTCATGGGCCGACATCTTCGAAGAAGGCGGTCGCATCGATCCGGTTCAGGCAGCGTTCCTCGCGATCCCGACTAAAGAAGCCGAGAAGCGCGGTCTACACGAAGTCGCCTCCGGGCGTCGCCAAGCCCGCCGTCTCTCGCAGACCGACAAAGCCCGCCGGCTATTCGGCGAACTCTTCGTCGTCGAACACGACGAGGAAACCTACCTCGCGGCCAAGGAGAACGAGGAAACGATCTTCCTCTTCAATCTCCGTGCATGGACCCGCGAGAAGAAGCGCATCTCCATCGAGCGCCGCTCCCGGGAGGCCTTCCGGCTTCTCCCTGCGAAATTCCGACAGCACTTCCCCAAGACCTGAGGCTGACCCATGGCGATTTCGAACACGCTGCGCGCCCGCCTTGAGGTTCTCGGCGGCAAAGAACTCATCGAACTCTTCGACAAGATCGGTGACTCTGCGAAGAAGGGTTTCGACAAGGTCGACCGCGAAGCCGAGCAGGCGACCAAAGAGGTCAAGAAGCTCGAGCGTGAGCTGAAGGCTCTCGACCGTATTGCCCGCAATATCCGGGCCAAGATCAAGATCGACAAGGGCAAGACCCCGACCCCGCATCAGGCGGCCGCGCTCGACCTTGCCAACGACCTCGATCGTCGCACCTCCGCCATCCGGCGTCAGATCGACGCCCTCGACGACGTTGCCGCGCTGACGCGTGGCGACGGCGTACGTATCCTTGGATCGCAGGGGGATAACGACCTTCTGACGATCCGCGATACCACGCGCGGTCTCGACGATCTGATCACCAATGGCCGCCGCGATGGTCTGTTCGGCGACATCATTCCCGGCGAAGACCTGGATCGCATCCTTGCAGCGTCGGAGCGCATCCGGTCGGAGAACGACCGGTTCTTCGACGACATGGAGAGCCGCATCGCCGCGGCGGACCAGGCCGAGAAGGATCGGGAAAAGGCTCGGGCGGATCGGGACGCAAACCCCAGACCGAACCCGAGGGCCAATTCAACCGCGGACGACGACGTCGATCGTGCCGCCGCTCGACGTGAGGCTGAGGAGAAGCGCGAAAAGGCGCGCCTTGATCGTCTTCGTGACGAGGAGGAACGCCGTAAGACGGCTGCGGCCAACGACGCCAAGCGCGACCAGGACTACCGCGATCATATCGCCCGCGAGCGCGCTCGCCTCGACAGCGAACTCAGACGTCACCGCGACAACTTCGATGCCGAACTGGGCAGGCAGCGAGCCGCCATGGCTCGTGAGGTGTCGGCCGCCCGTTCCCAGATTTCCACGGAACAGGCCAACCACCGCACCGAACTTGGCCGTGAGCGGTCACGCCATACGGCTGATCTAGCAGCTGAGCGGTCCCGGCATTCTGCCGATATGGCACGCCTCCAGCGTGACCATATCGATGAACTCGGCCGTCTTCGCACCGCCCATGCTGCTGACCTAGCTCGCAATCGTGCTGGTTTCCTGCGGACTCTCGCGGCAGAACGCACCCGGTTCCGCGCCCAGCTCGGCCGTGAACGTGCAACGTTCTCGACGGACCTCGCCAACGAGCGGGCAACACATGCCGCCGCCATGGGGCGTGAACGTGCCACGTTCCACTCGACCCTTGCCAGTGAGCGTGCTGCGGCTGCCCGCACTCTCGCGGCGGAGCGATCTGCGAACCTCACGCGACTTTCCGCCGAGCGCCGCGCTCATGCGACGAACCTTGCGTCGGAACGCGCGGCGTTCACCCGCACCCTCGCGGCGGAACGTGCAGCATTCTCTCGCACGATCGCCGCCGACCGCGCCCGCATCACCACGCTGACCAACGACGTCAACGCGCTGCGCCGTGCAATGGCTGGCCTCACGAGAACCGGTCGTGGTTTCGCAGGCGCTGCTCCCGGTCTGGGCCGATCGGCCGCCGGGATCGGTCGTGCCTTCAGCACCGCCGCCCGTGACGTCGGCCGCTTCGGCACTGCCCTCACACAGCTCGAGTATGCGGTCAGCAACACCGCGCTCCGCGCTGGCGTCGGCGCTCTCCTCGGTGTCATCGGCGCAGGCCTTGCCGCCCTTGGTGGCGCAGCTGCGCTTGCAGGTATTTCGGCAATTGCCGTGTTGGCGTCGTTCAATGCTCAGAAGCTCCAGAATGCTGCCGACGCCGTCGGCCAATCCTTGGAGGTCTTCACGGCGATGAAATACGCCGCCGGCAGCCAGGGCGTCGGCTTCGACGAATATGTCGAAGGAATGCAGACCCTGCGTGCCGCGATGGTCGGCATCATGAAGGAAGACGAGAACTTTGCTGGCGCGGCCGAGCTGTTCAAGAAGCTCCAGATTCCTCTCCGTAGTGCCGACGGCAAGGACTTGGCATCACAGTACCATGTCCTGCGGCGCATGGCCCAGATCGTCAAAGCGCTGCCGAACGACAACGTCCGTATCGAGTTCCTGACCAACCTCGGCGGGGGAAGCGCTGCCTTGGTGAAGCTCCTTCCGATGCTGAAGGAAGGTGCCGAGGCTCTCGACGAATCCGGCATGCGGGCGATCAAGCTCGGTGTCGTGCTGACGAAGGAACAGGTTGCCGAGATCGAGCCTCTCAAGGCCCAGATTTACGACATGTGGCAGATTCTCATCGGGCTTTCCTACAAGCTTGCCCGGGAAATCATGCCGTCCCTCCTCCCGGTGCTGAAGGCCATCAACGCCTGGATGCTCGACAACGCGGACGTCATCAACAGCAAGCTCGTTGGAGCCTTCGACTACCTGATCCAGGTGACCAAGGATTTCTGGGCGCTCTGGAACCAGGGTTCGTCCGCCGACGTCACGATCAAGTGGACGGCGACATTCTGGTATGCCTGTGAGCAGATCATCAAGGGGTTCAAGCGGGTGTGGAACGCGGTGGCTACGGGCTACGAGTTCGCCAAACCCGCCCTGACACAGTTGTCCGACTATCTCGGCATGTCAGGACCACTCGAGGTGGCGCTGACCTTCCTCGCCGGGCAGCTGCTCGGCATCTCGAAGCTGTTCTTTTCAGTGGCCAACGTAGGCCTCGCTGCCGTGCGGATCGTGACCAACGCGATACGCACGATGCTGCTGCCGATAGCTCGCATGGTCCTCGGCACGGTCGCCGGTATCATCGGGTGGCCGGTCCTGTTAGCAGCGGGCATTGGTGGCGTCATCCTTTATTGGGATGAGGTCGAGCGGATTTTCACGTCGGCGTGGAACGCCTTCAAACAGACCTTCCCCACGACGGCCGCTTTCCTCGAAGACACCTTCGGTGACGCTCTCGCCAAGGTGAAGAGTTTCACAGGCGATACCCTCGCCGAGTTCCAGAAGAAGTTCCCGGGCATCGTCAAGCTGTTCGAGGATACGAGGGCATCTCTCGATACCCTCTGGGACTCGATCAAGAGCTTCAACTGGGGTCTCGTATTTGACGGCATTTCCGATCTCGGCATGTACCTGCTGCGTAACCTGGTCGATTCTCTGGAAACGCTTGCGCCGATCCTCGACTACTTCGTCCAGAACACCCTCCAGTCCCTCGCCACGATCCTGAATTCCATCTCCTGGTTCCTGACTTCTTCGAAGGAAACCCTTCAGGAAAACGGGGACATGAGCGGTGAGCTCAAGATGAGCCGGGAGGAATACGACGCCTACAAGGCGAAGGTCGGCACCACCGCCCTTGATCGGAACATGGGTGGTCACCCGATCTTCGGTGGAGCGGAGCGCATCAAGGCGCTTACGGAAAGGGCCTCGCCACAGTCCCCCGTGTCGGCCGCGACGCAGCTGCCACTGGATGCCGCTCCGGCACACATGACACCCGTGAACGTCAACCTCTCCAACGGCGACACGATCATCATGATGACGCCCGAGGAAAACGTCGCCGAACGCTTGTCCTCGTACTCGAGAACGCAGGCGGCGGCATCGCCAGGATGGAACCGCTGACATGTTGATCAAGAACACCAGGCTCAACCTGTCCGCCGCCAAGTTCCTGCCGGGTTCCGGCAGGGGCATCTCCGAGAGTCTCGAATGGGAGGAGCATGGCGAGTTTCACCGTGACGCCAACGGCACGGGCTTTGTCATCACTATTCCCGGCGAGGACAAGCTGCTCATCACCTATACCGGTTCGGGCGACTGGGCGGCACCTGCTCTCATGCACGTGCCGCTCCTCACGGAAATGGAAGTCGTGCTCATCGACGCATGGCAGATTCCGTTCGAAGCGGGCCAGACATCCATCATCCTTCCTCGCGCGGCATGGTCGGACGAGGACATGGTCGTCTTTCTCGACGACAAGGCGATCCTGCCGCGAGCATCATGGAGCTGGGCTGGCCCCAAGATCGTCAGCATCACGGCGCAGCCGAAATCCGGCTTCGTCGAGTTCAGGCCCAAGATCACAGCTTTCCTGATCCAGAAGCCCAAAGATCGCGGCGAATGGTCGGGCAAGGTTAACTGGACCGTGGGTCTTGTGGAGAAGTGACCGATGGCAGCACGCATCTATAACGCTTGGGTGCCGACTATCGACACCGTGTTCGATCCCGTCCTTCACGCCCGCACCGAGCTGGTGGCCACCACCTATAAGCTCGACCACGAGGAAGGTGGCGTTGCTCGGCTGACGATCACCTGCAAAAACCTCGGGATCGGCATCATGGCACCCGGCCGTGACCAGTACATCCTCGTCAGCGTCTCCAACGACGGCGAGACGCCCAAACTCATCTTCCGCGGCGTTGCCAACTCCATGCCCGCCAACCTTGCGGAGAACTTGATTAGTCTCGAATTCCTCGGCCAGCCCGACGAGTTCGACGATCTGCTGCTCGCCTTTGCCCGCACGCTTGCGACCCGTCCCTATGTTGACGAATTGATCTCCGGAACGAACATCAGCGATCCCGCCGTTGTTCTCGAGGCCCGTTCTGAGCTGTTCCACATTGATCCCGTCACCCACGAGATCACCCTGTCCGACATCATCGACTATGATCGCCTCGTCGATCTAGGCCCGCACTATGTCCGCGACAGTATGGTCCCGGCGCTCGGCGCTCCCCCGATCCGCGAGGCCAGCCTCAACATCGTCGGGGAATGGGCTCAGTCGGCTTCCGGCGCTGTAGATATTTCTGGTAAGGTCAACGAGGGCGGCGGCGTCAATGGCCGTCCGACCCTGACCGACGTCTCCAGCATCGGCGAGGTCGGGGAACTCGTGAATTCCGGCTGGCAGGTCAAGGAAACCCAGCAGGCCTTCCCCGATGCCACGGAAACGAGCCGCAAATATTTCGACGGCCGCTATCAGGTCGTGCTTCATCAGCGCTGGAAGGGAAAGAACGAACATGGCGTCGACCAATACGAAAGCTATGTCAGGACCCGCTACGGCGTCATGCCGCTGGCGATGTGGCGCTACAAGGCCACCAAGTTCGAGATGTCTTATGACTATCGGCAGCCCCGTCGTGAAATCCTCAAGATCACCGCGACCGCCGATGTGCAGGATGTTCGGGCATTCGGCTACGAAGAGGAGGAACTCGACGATATCGGCCTGAACTCGCTCACCGAGGACAGCACCACGCCGATGTGGGAAGAGGACACAGACTATCTCGTGGGCGACAAGGTCATCTTCTACGATCAGGCATGGGTGTGTCAGGTGGCGCACAACTCCGGTGACGACTTCCAGGACCTCCTTGCCGAGTGGTTGGACCACCCGGAAAGCCTGATCAAGCCGTACATGTACCGCTGGGTCCGCACCAGGAAGGACATCGCGCTGCATGACGAAATGGCGTTCAGCTTCTTCGAGACGGATCGCGGCCGCCAGGTTGCAGAGCATGGACTCCTCCGTGTTCGCGCATATCTCCGCCGCCGTCTCCGCGCGCTGACCGTCACCTTCCGGGGACGGTGGGAAGACCTCTACGACATCACGCTGCGCGACGGTGTCCGCATAGAGCACCACTTCTTCCCGGCCGGGTGGGTTCGCGGCAAGGTCATCTCCTACAGCAAGGTTTGGACGGCCGAGGGCATGGTCCGCTACGTAGACGTCACCCTCGGCGTCTCGGTCGCGAACGGCGTGTCCGGCACCGTGCCCGACGGAGGAACACCGTATTCCGAGGCGTTTGCCAAGGGATATGCCTGGGCGGACAACGAGGGTGTCGGCTATCAGGTCGGCGACATGCAGTACACGATTAACGGCGAGCGCATCCAGAAACCCGTCAATCCGTACCTGCTCAAGCAGGCCTCATATGCCTGTAAGGCCGTCCGCTGGAAGAACGTTTATGCCGACCAGCTGCGTGTGGCGGCCGCCTCCCAGGTCGGCTTCGGCAATGCTGTTGCCGCCGTCTCCGCCGTGCCGACGGCCTATCAGCTCATCATGCGCCAGCTCACCGCCAAGGATGTGATCGAACGCGAGTTGACTGCGACCGGCGCGACCGTGACCGCCCGCAAAGATATCGACCTCGCCTTTGCAGGCTGATCGGAGGTTTCCATGGCAGCGAAGAAAAAGACGACGCCCACCGCGCCGCCGATGAACCACAATTACGAGATCGACAAGTGGTTCGCCTTCGTCGGTTCCGGTCCAAAGAAGGACAAGCCCAAGGTCGTGGACAATTCCCCGATCAAAGGGTCGAAGTTTCAGGTTCAGGACATCATCGCCCGACTTCGGGAGACGGCACACCAGGTCAAAAACCGACATCCGCGCTCCACGGGCAAACTGTTCACCACCGGCGGCACGAACACGGGAACGGCCGAACGGGAGGGGGTTGGAACCCGGCCCGCCCAGATCGGTACGAATACCAACTGGTGGTATCCGGGTGGCCCTCCTCCCGGATACCCCGGATATCCTGGCGACGACTGGTGGAAGTTCACCACTGTCGTGATGGAAGAAGGCAACCTTTGGGATGGCACTCCCGGCCCATGGACCGATCCCGGTTATCCGAACTTCAATGAACCCTCTGACGATGACGACGACGAAGAATAGAACGGGGAATCCGCACTATGACCATCAGCCTCAATAAATACGACACTCTCGGCCGCCCCCTGACGAAGGAAGAGGTAGATGAGAACTGGGACACAATTTCCGGTGCGATCAATGACGCGCTATCGGGTATCCTCCCGGTCTCGGGCATCATCCTCGTCGATGATGAGACCGGCCAGTATCTCCGCTTCCTCGACGACGGTGGCGATCCAATCGCCTCGATCCCGTTCCCGGCCATGCTGGCGACGACGGGCGATTGGGAGACCCTGACCGACTACACGACCAGGCACATCGTCACCCACCAGGGCGGCACCTACCTCTGCCGTGTGGCTCATACCGCCGAGGATTTCGACATTGATCTTCTCGAGGGAAAATGGGCGCTGCTCGGTTCGAACGCCGCCCAGTCGATCGCTTACGATCCCACTGGTACGGGTCTGGACGCGGTTACCACGCAGGACGCCATCAGCGAGCTGGCGGCGATGCTCGGTGATGAGCTGACTGCCGACAGGGTACACTTCGACAACGCCGCATCGGGGCTGACCGGCACCAACGTGCAGGCTGCCATTAACGAGCTGGCGGCGCGGTCGGCGGACATCAGCGCAGCAGACGTGTCGGTCGACCCCGTCGGATCGGTCAGCGCCACCGACATGCAGATGGCGGTGGCGCAGATCGTTGCCAAGATCGACACACCCATTGCCGTCGCAGCTGCGGACGTCTCCGTTGATGCCATCGCGGGTGTAAACGGCGCGACGGCGCAGGAAGTATTGGAAGACCTCAAGTCACAAATCGACGCAGTCGCTCCCGGCGAAGGCGGCGGATCGGCCGCCACGACATCGTTCGATCCATCTGCGGTCGGCACGGTCACCTCCGCAACCGACGTGCAGGGTGCGATCGAGGACGTCGTCGCCCATGTCCTGACACTTGAGCCAGGTGGCGGACCGATCACGACGGTCGATGTCTCCTATTCCGGTGGAGCATGGGGCATCGGTGGCTCAAACGTTCAGGAAGCGCTCGTGGCCGTCGGGGAATTCCTCCAGACCTTCGACAACCAGTATTACCACTTCCCGGCCGCACAGGTGGAACTCGACCTCGGCTTCATGGACCCGTTCTTCACCAGCAACAGCCTCCAGGCGGCCCTGAACCAGCTCGCGGCCTTTGAGGCACGCATCGCCGCTCTCGAAGCAGCTGCCGCTCCATAATTTGTTGTCTCTCGCCGCGCCGACAGGCTCAATATTTACAATCCCGCACTGAAAGCCCCATCGCATGACCGAACTCGAAATCAGGACACTCGTAACTACCGCCGCCGAAGCCGCTGCCAAGGAAGCGATCAAGGAAGTCTTCAATTTGATGCGCGTCGATCCCACCGACATCGATAGCGTGACTGCCTACGGCGACGACCTTCGTTACCTCCGTCGTCAGCGCCAGGCAGCTGAAAAGATCAGCTTCAAGGCCATGGTCGGATTCTTTACGGCGGCCGCCTCCGGTGCCGCCGCCATACTCTACCTCGGCCTTCAGGACTTCTTTCATCGGTGATTCCTGCCGGCGAAACTTGCAATGCCTCGGGCGTCAACAAAACGTCCCCTTGCAACACAATGTCTGAGGGGACACGCATGCAGGAAATGAAAACGGCGGCCGGAAGAGCCGCGATTGTAGTAGAACGCGGTTTTCAGGGGCTTGGGAGACGTAGCCTGGCCAAGGCCTTGGGGTGGTCGGAACGGGAGGCGCGCTCGGCGCTGGAGTGGCTGAGGGCCAAAAAACTACCAGAAGCTCCAGCACCCGAACCCGAGAAGAAGGAAAAGCCGAAGCCCGTCAGGCTTTCCACCATCCCGGAGATCAGGCCCGATCTCGAAGCGGGTATTGTCCACCGGTTCATTTTGACCGCCGCACAGGACGATACCCCTGTCCACCAGCCCTTCCTCACCAATCTTCACGCCTACGCCGAACACCTCAATGCGGCGTTGATCGTCGCCGGGTTCACATACCAGAAGGGCTTGTTTGAGGATCACGCGGCCGCCACGGCGGTCTTTGCGCCCGAGCTGCACGACTACATGTTCTATGATCGGGTGCGGTTCTCCAACGACCTTCTCTTCGTGGCGGATGCCAATATCCTGCCGACCGCGGCTAATCCGTTGAACGGATGGACCACCGTCAACCACGGACATCATGTCGTAATTCCTCATGCCAGGATCGCGATGGAGAGCATTCCCCGAATGCTCGAGCAGCCACCCCGCTACGCTTATACGACCGGCTGCTGCACGCTGCCGTCGTACGCTCCGAGGGCAGCGGGCAGGAAGGCTATCTTCCACCACACGATCGGGGCTTTGCTCGTCGAGATCGACAGCGACGGCGAGGTCTTCTTCGGCCAGCTCATCGCCAACGCGAACGGCGACTTTCAGGACCTCGACATTCTCGTAGAGGGTGGAGAGGTCAAGCATGGATACCGTGCCGCCGCTCTCACATTCGGCGACTGGCACCATGATCAGCTCGATCCCCATATCGCGATGGCGTCGGTCGGTTACGATGTCGCCAGTCGTCAGTTCGTTGACTGTCCGAATCTCTTTGACCGATTGAAGCCGATCCACGTGTTCGCCGAGGACACGCTCGATTTTCGGTGGAGGAACCATCACAACATCCGCGATCCGCACGCGATGGCCACCATGACCGCCCGCGGCACTGTGTCGGTGGAACGGGAGATTTCGGAGGCCGTCGCCTTTGCCAACGGTCTGCGCCGGGAGTGGTGCGAGGTTGTCGTTGTCGAATCCAACCACGACTCCGCAATCGTCAAATGGGTCAAGGCAGACGACGGCCGCTACGACCCCGACAACGCCTATCTGTGGCACCGTTTCAATGCTGCCTGGCATGACGCGATCCGCGCGGGAAGCAGTAACTTCAATGCCACCGAGTATGCGTTCCGAATGCTCGGGCTTGCTGACGACGTCACGTTCGTCCGTGCCGGTGAAAGTTTCATCGTATGTGACGTCGAGAACGGACTGCACGGCGATCTCGGGATCGGGGGCAGTCGCGGCTCCCCACTTCAGTTCCGGCGCTTCGGCCGCAAGGTGACGTCTGGACATACGCACAGCCCCAAGATTTCGGACGGCTCGTATGTCGCCGGCGTCTCGGCCAAGCTCTTCCAGGGATACAACGTCGGCCCCACGACCTGGGCGCACGCTCACGTCGCCCTCTATCCCTTCGGCACCAGGGCTATGATCCCGATGGTTGCGGATGGGCGATATCGGGCCGCTGGCCTCTCGCCGCCGGTCGACGCAGAATCATAGAATTCACAGAGACCACCCTCATGGCAGCATCCACATACAAATCCGCCATGGCGCACCTGCGCCGTGACGAAGGCGGCTTCGTCCATCATAGACTTGACCCCGGCGGTGCCACGAACTTCGGCATTACTCAGGCCGTTTATGACAGCTACCGCAAGCGCATCGGCCTCAAGACCCGGTCGGTCCGTGAGATCGCCGAGGTCGAGGTCTCGTCCATTTATCAGACTCAGTATGCCGACAAGGTCCGCTACGACGCGCTGCCGGCAGGCGTGGATTACGCCACGCTCGACGCAGCGGTGAATTCGGGCGTCTCTCGTGGTGCCAAATGGCTCCAGCTATCCGTCGGAGCATCTGCCGACGGTGTCGTGGGGAACCAGACTGTCGCCAAGGCGGCCGCCGCTGATCCCCTGAAGACGATTAAGTCCATCTGCGCTCGTCGCCTGTCCTTCGTTCAGGGCCTCAAGACCTGGTCGACATTCGGTAGGGGATGGAGCCGTCGGATCGCGGGTGTCGAAGCCAACGCGACCAAGATGTCACTCGCGGTCCGCGGCGGATCGGATCGTGGCGTGGCTGCGCATCTGACCGCCGAGGCCAAGTCCGCCCGCACGGCCGCCAATGCGAACACAGCCACGGCGACGACGTCTGCCGCCTCGGGCGCGGGATCGACCGTTGGCGTCGATCTGACGAACCTCGACAGTATTGGCACCATCGCCCTGATCGTCGTCGCCGTCGGCCTCATTGGATTCGCCGTCTACCTGTTCCGGAAATCCCAAATCAACCGCGCCCGCGCTGACGCCTACGAGGCCGTCGCAGCCGAAGGAGCCACCAATGCCTAAAGCCGCCTTCCTTGCACTACTTCGCCATTTTCTGACCGTCGCCGGTGGCGCTCTGCTGGCGACCAGCGACCTGTCCCCTGATGACATCGAAACCCTAGCGGGCGCTGCCGTCGCAGTCCTCGGTGTTGCTTGGTCGCTCTATGACAAGCGCCGTCATCATGGAGAGCCGAAATGACGACCGTCGTCGCTTGGCTAACCTCGACGTCCATCGGCAATACCCTTCTCAAATGGACCGGGATCGCCGCCATCGTCGCCGCCGGCTACTGGCGCATCTACGCCTCCGGCAAGGCGGCCGCCGAGGCAGATCGTGTTGCCGACGAACTCAATGCCCTCAAGGAAAAGGAACGTGTCCATGCCAGAGTTCAGAAAATGGGCAGCAGCGACCTTGATCGCGAGCTTGCCCGTTGGGTGCGTCACGACAATTGACGCCTCTAGGTGCGCCGGGTTCGAGGTTATCCACCCCACAGCGCAAGAGATGGCCGGTATGACCGAAGATACGAAACGCAGGGTTCTGACGAACAATCTTCTTGGCGAGGAACGTGGATGCTGGAAGCCATGATTTTCTACCGGCCGTCTTGCCCCTCGCTAGCGGCCGGCACATCATGAATCAGGCGAGCGGCACCTGTCCCTTCAGAGCGCGCTGATTTGCTGAAACATCGAGAGACTGGGCCGAGGTTCGCCTCGGCCTTTTTTTGTGCCTTGCGTTCGGCCGCCGAAAGATCGGCAGGCAAACAGCGAGGGAGAAATCATATGTTGAGAGCAATCGGAAGAGCTTTGATGTCGGCCTTGAGCGGCCTCTGGAAAAATACGCTTGGCGTCGTAAATTGGTGCGAACAGGTTGTTCGGTGGCCGTTTTCGCTCATCTTCGGGAATGGCGGGGGCGGCGCTATGCCGAGGCCGGAATACAAACCCGATGTTTCGGGGTCACAGCTCCTCGACGAATTCGAGGCGTCGAGGCAGCGCCAAGCGGCTGTCCACGATCTTGATAGGGACGGTGTTACAACGGTGATGAAGTACGCCAAGTCCTCCGAAGCGGCACGCGCGACGTTTGACCTGAGCCTCGTCAAGGAAGACTTGCGAACAACGCTGCTCGACATGAGCGACCTCGAACTCGACGCGCTCGGTCGAGCTGGTCTCTCCGCTATCCGCAAGTTCGTCGAGGGCCGTGACCACGGGGTTTTCGGTGTCAGGACGTTCGTTCCGGGAGAGCCGGTCAAAGTGTCAGTTCTCGAACCGAGGAAGCCGATGACCGTCCACAAACACATGTTCTGGCGTGTTAAGAGCCGGGCCGACAAGACCGGCAACCAGTTCAAGATGCCAGGATAACGCAAACGTAAAGCCCGCCATCTCGGCGGGCTTTTTTCACTCCACTCGTCGCCTGGATCAGGCGGGACGTCTGGAGCGCGTTGCTTTCTCAAGCGCCCCATCGAGGTCGTTCGCATCGAGCAGCTCGAGCATAACCGCGTGCAGCTCTGGATGCTCGTACGCGAGATCGCCGAAGTGCTGCCGAACGCGCTCCCAGTCTTCCTTCGAGATATCCGACATTATGCACGCGCCTTGAGACGGTCGATGTAGGCTTGGCGCTGCTGGCATGCGGCGCGGAGACGGCCGTTCTCCGCTTCGAGTTCGGCGAGCATTTCCATCGCGGCGCGTGCCATGGCTTCCATCTGCTCCGCATGGCCGATCGCGGTCGTCAGGGCGTCGTCATAGCGCTGGTTGTAGCGAGCTTCGCGCGCGGCGGCGATCCCGTCGCCGATAGCCGACGCAAGGCCGACGCCCGCTGCTGCGAGGACCATCATGCCACCGGCATTGCCCATTGCCGCCGAATATGCTGGGTTTCCAAAGCTTGCCATGTCGCGTCTCCCTGCCTGTTGCCCGTCGTGTATGCCGGGCACTTCGGACTCCGGCAAGTCGACCCAAACCGAACGAATCGAATATGACGATCGGATTGTTAATGGAGCGGCACGTTAGCTTCCGAGAAGGAGATAGAGAGATGAGACATCCCAAATTCGTGGAGGCTTGGCGACGGCTTCACCATCCGGTGCAGCGATGGCCAGCCCCTGATGCGCGATGGGAAAAAGTGGCGATAACCGAAGCCAAGCGGGAAGCCGAGCGGCAGTCAACTCTTCCGTCTTATTGGCAATCGTATGTCGAGATCGCCGTGCTCAGTATCATCGTCGTCACCGCTGTGGCCGCCGCCGGCTGGTATGCCCTGACTTCGTTCGGTGTCCTCCAGAATTCCGCTCTATTATGAGTTGAATGTTTACCACGCCGATATAGGATCGTGTCGGATTCTCATTGACGAGCAGCTATGGCCGACGAAACCGACATATGGAAACCTGGTAGCTTTACCAAAAACTTCAGTTGGGGCCGTCCGTCCGCTGGGTTGTCAGAGCTGCATGAAATCATCCGCCTGGGTTTCCGCGGCGAGATGCAAGACGTTAGGCGCGACGAGTTCCGCAGTCGCGTGCGGCAGACCGGCCGACCAGACTACATTCCCATCAACTTCTTCTTGTTCAACAAGACGGTAAGAGGGGTCGACCACCTCTGTGCCGACGAGCTTGTATTCCAGGCCATCAATTGGGACCACTCGCCACGCTTCGACAAGCTCGCGCTTTTCGCCTTTGACCTGAGCCTTGCGGGCCGCTGGGCTGGAGCACGAAAGGAGCAGCGTAGACCTGCCTTGTGGGCGAATGCCTATGTCCGGGAACGCGTTGCCGGGAAGCTCAATTGGGAGACCAAGTCCGTCAGCGCCGACGACATCGAACGTTTCGTCAAGTCCGATCCACGCTATCGAGCCGAAACCACGCGGAAGCTCGCCACGAACCTCAATTACCTATTTCAGGGTGGTCGCCTCAAGGAGATGAACACCCCGAGAATAGAGCGTTGGTGGGTGGACTGCCTGTTCCTCGCGTTGGACCGTATTATCGAGGAGCGCTTGTTGGATCGGAAGCCGACGGCCCCTTCGCAGTACGCGAGCCTTCTCGATGATTACGGGTTCATGGAGCTGACCGGGAAGCCGACACTCGAGAAGAGGCTCGCGATCAAACATCTCGTGACACTCTACGACGCCTGCGGCGGACGGCAACGCTTCTCCGAGGAAGCCACGAAGGAGCGGACGACGACGCTCATACCAGACGTGCAGCTCTTCGTTAATGATCCCCGGCCTCGTGGAGCGGTTCACAGAACAAACCCACGTGTTCTCAAAAGCATTCCGCCAGCCTGCGCAATGCTCGCGAAATACGCGGGCTTCGAAGACATGTCTCCCGATGACCTTGAGGAGTTCGATCTTGAGGATTTCGTGAAACGAAGGACACAGGCAGCGCTTGAAAAGCTCAAGGCGGAAAACATCGAGCCGAGCATGACCGCAGATGAACTGATGAAGCTGATGAGGGGCGAATGACTACGTTTTTAGACTCGAGCATCCTCATCTCCCTGATCAAGGCCACCGAGACGAACCACCAGTGGGCCCTCGATCAGTTCAACGCCCGCAAGCAGCAGGGGCCAATTATCATATCGGACGTTGTCTATTCTGAGGTCAGCGTCACGTTTAAAGATGTTGCCGAAGTGAACCACGTTCTCGGCGAGTTGGGCGTCGAAAGATATCCGGGAAGCGATGACGCCCTTTTGGGAGCTGGACGCGCTTACCAGAAATACAAGACCGTCAATAAAGGTCCCAAAAACAGCCTCTTGCCAGACTTCTTCATCGGAGCTGAGGCGATGCAGGAGAACGCGCCCCTGATGACGAACAACCAGAAAGACTTCGTGAAGTACTTCCCTGATCTGGAACTGATCGTCCCGCCGAAGTCCGTAACAGTCACAGCATCGGCCACCCTGCCCGCCTTTGGCGCAACCGGTCAGATCGAGGCCGCAAAAGAATAGCCACCGCGTCTTCATTCCAAGGTTGTGGTACCATCAGGCAACGAATCACTCTGCGAATGAAATCATGTTTGACGCCCTGATAGAACGCGGCTTCCAAGTCGAAGTCCATTCCCATGCTCGCGCTATCCTCAGCGTCGATTTCCCTGACGCCGTCGCCGAGCTTGAGGCCGCGATTGGAGGTCTTTCAATACCGATCGAGGAGATCGTGGGCTCAGGCGGCGGCGAGTCTCAGGGCACGCAGCGTCTGCGCCGATCGCTCGCCGAGCTTGGCTGGACCAAGATGAATTTCATCGTCGAGAAGACCATCAACGGGGTCGCAAGGGAAGCAATCTCTCACGAGATCGACCACGTTAAGGCATTTGAGCCCGGCGTCGTCGCTTGCGAAATCGAATGGAACAACAAGGACCCGTTCTTCGATCGCGACCTAGAAAACTTCAAACGCCTACATGCGGACGGAGCGATTTCGGTCGGTGTGATCGTCACTCGTGGCACGTCGATGCAGGACGAGTTGAAGCCGATGGTGCAGCGCTTCGCTGTCGAACGCGGATTGAACTCCCACGAAGCCGTTACCGGGTTCGGCATGAGCCGTACGGCGCGACAGAACAGAGAGGTCGAACGACGGATGCGTGCAGGCATGTCGTACGAGGAAGCTTGGGCTAGCCAGTTCGTATCAGACAAATATGGCCAGGCCACAACACACTGGTCAAAACTTGAGGATCGGGTCCACCGCGGCGTGGGAAATCCGTGCCCACTCGTCCTCGTGGGGCTGCCGTCCAGCATCGTCACCTTCGACGAAGGACTTGAGCTTGTCGACATCGAAAGAGAAGACGAAGCTCAGGAACAGGAAGGCATAGTCGCCCCGACCGAGTGATTACTCGGCCGCGACGCGATCAGTGGCAGAATTGAATCCGTAGGTCTTCCAATCGGGCTCATATGCCTCATCGGCCTGATTGCCCCACGTGGTCCATCCCTTGCGCACGCCACGGCCGAACATTTCGAGGTATGGGCCGGGAGAGCAGGCCTCGATCAGCGGATACTGCTCATCGGGCTTGCGGGAGTGTTCGCGTTTACGAGATGACAGGTAGTTGACCTGAGAACGACCGGGATCGAGTGTCCGTGCGTTCTTGCCCCGAACGCCGAACAGGATCAGCTCAGTCACGTTCCGGAAGTAGAAGCCTACGCCGCGGCCATCGGAGCCACCGTCCTTACGGACTTTGTGCCAGACCAAGTTCGACTTGTATTGGAATCCCCATGCCTTCATGACCTCAAGGCCCTCGGGCAAGAGCGCATTCGGCACCCAAAGATACAGATGGGCAGTCGAAGCGCATGCCTGTTCAACAGGCAGAGCCATGATTTCGGGAAGTGCCATGGTTCCATAGCGCGACAGGCGCTTGTGTTCAGGCGCTACCTTACCGGTTCGGTTGATGAACTGCCATGGTGGGTCCGCCATGATGGTTTTGAACCGGCGGCCAGCCGTGAAGTCGAGAAAGTCCTGTGAAGGAGACGGTGCGTCGTCGGTGCGCTTGAGCAATGATATCTCCTTATTCCGTGGCTGTACCAATCTGCTTACCGGAAATGCGGTGTTCGATCGAGCCAAAATGTGCTGACAGTTGCCCTTGGCCTACCACATCAGGCTTGCGCCGGACATTCCTTTGTTCAGCGGTCCCCAGATTGAGTCTGCAATCGCAGACTCACACCGTGCTTATCTCGTGTTCTTAATTTGTTCTTAATTCGATTCGCGTCAAGTATTGCTCCGCAACCTGACGTTAAAGTTCGTCGTAGAATAGTCGCGAAACGATTTGGAACTAAGAGACCGACGAGTAGACAGCGATGACGAGACCAACATTCAACGAAGTGACTACAGGCCTCCCGACGAAATCAGACATGATCAGGGCGCTAGCCCGTGCCGGGTACATGAGAACCGAAATCGCCTCTCTCCTCGGCATCCGCTACCAGCATGTCCGGAAGGTCCTCGTAGACGCCGGGATAACCGAGGGCCTCCAACCGAGAGAAGAAGTCAGCCTCGAACGCGAGCCTGTCATCGTCGAGGTCGGTGATGACGACACCGATGAAGCATCCACGGGAACTTCATGGGAGGTGCTGCTGCGGGCTGGCTTCCACTTTCTCGGGGAGTGGAAAGTCGAAAACGAGGACTTCCTGATCGATGCCAAGGCCCCAGCCGACGCAGGAGTATACTCTTTTGTGGTGGACGACGTCGTCATGTACGTCGGCCTGACACAGCGCGGCCTGCGGGCTCGTCTGGACGGCTATCGTCGGGGATACGAGAGGCAACGGACCAACGCGCGTGTGAAGGCGCTGATACAGGACGCCTTGGCTGCAGGTAAACGGGTGAAGGTTCTGGTCGCGACGCCTGCGGCAAGTGAGTGGAATGGGTTACCGGTTAACACCGCGGCGGGCTTGGAAGCTGGTCTTATCGCCAAGATACAGCCGGCCTGGAACATCCTCGGCGTTTCAGGTCAGTAGGAGGACACAACGGTGAAGCGGTCATTTATTGGAAATTTCTACAGGTCCTTCGGTGCAAATATCCGAGCGAACCGAGCCGATGCGGACGCAGAAGAGGGTCGCTTGCTTCGCGAAGAGCACCGAAAGCCCGAGTTCCAGCGTCCCCGAAGATTGACCTACGAAGAGATCATGCAGGTCCTGTCAGACGCTCCTCCCAGCACCTTTCTCGACAGGAAGGTCCAAGCCTATCTATCCGTTGAGGAGTGGCCACCGACATCAATGGACACGTCATACCTTCGCGTAGCCGCCAGCGGCGAAGATAATGCCTGGTCAACGTCCGTGCCAGGTGTGTCGAAACTTATGATGGTCTCACACCCTGACGTCTGGCAGTCGTTGCGGCTAGAGTTCGGCCCACACCGTGCGACGTTCTCGGTCGATGGATCGACTTACCAGGTCCATGCGAAGTCCGCGGCTGCCACCATGATGATGGCGCACATTGTCGCTGGGCGCATTCGGCACCATAGCGGCGGAGCGTCACCCGACCTCGGGCCGAACGTAGTTAAAAATCAGAACTGAGGTCCAGTAGTGGCGCTATCGGCCCACCGCTGCCTCAGCTTCCTCATCACTCAGCTCGCCGAAATTTATCGGCTCCGGCGTTGCGGGTGGAGGATTTTCGAAGGTGCGAAAGCGCTTTAAGCGAACATGAGAAGCCAGCTTGTCCTCAACTTCGTGAACTAAGCCGCCGACTGCCTGACTGACACGGCTAAGGTCTATCGGTTCGAACACATGAAGGCGGCCAGTCTCTTTGTCCCGGCCGTTGCGATGAACAAGGTCGTGCCGAATCTTCACCATCTCGGCAAGTGCGTCTTTCCGAGCGGTATTTGCAAACACGTCGATGTCGAACGCGTCCCTGTAAATAGCCTGCACGGCGTCCAGCTTGTGGAAAAGGAAGTCTCGGAGATATTTGACTGCCTGCTTCCTTGCCATGCCCGGGTGACCAAGGACGGAATGGATCGACACCGTCATTGACTTCAGCGGCTTGTGTCTGAGCACGAACTTTCGAAGCACTTCGTCGTCGTATGAGACAAGGTCGATCAGTCGATCGCAAAGGTACGCCTCCAGGATGGCGATGTTATTTGCGTAGAGCATCCGGTACTGGGCCTGCTCCAAGCGCTCCACCGGCACTTCCACTCTAGCGAGGCTGGACAGCCCGGACGACGACCTGAGAAAAATTCGATATGGATCGTCGAGTTCGGGAGAGTCGAGAAACATCTCATATTGCTCTTCATCCTCGATCGAGGGGGGCCGATACAACATCACCCTGATGTGTAGGTCACCTTGCGCGACCACTTCACAATAGTTCGCCCCAAATGCCGTGATCGTGAAAATGTGCTGCTCGCCGCAAGAGCACTGCGCCACACAATCGGTCTGATCAACAGCCTCGTGCCGATAATCGGCTGTTTCGTCGAAATAGGGGAAATCGCAATCCTGCGTGACCAACTGGTCACAGGCGGGACACCGATAGGCAATGTAGGGTTCATCAGACATCGCGCGACTCACGAGACAAGGATTGGTTTTACAGCGCCAATCAAATACAGCCGGAGGTGTGAATGCCAGTCGAAATCTTGGGATTGCAGGACTTTCGGACGACAGAAACAGAGCGCCGGGACCGTATTCGTGCCGAAAGTTCACTTCCCGTTCTGCGTTGTCAACACAACGAAAATGTTATGGGGATGTTATGAATTTCATAACACGTCGATTTTCGGAGATGAAAGGGTCGGGAGAATTTTTCCCCTCTCCCGGTAAGTCCTTGTGACATATGAACTTACTGGGAGAGGGGAATGGTACGGTTGAGTGGGGTCGAACCACCGACCTCAGGTGCCACAAACCTGCGCTCTAACCAACTGAGCTACAACCGCACATGAAACGCCGAAGCGGCGTCACGGGGGGTGACATAAAAGGTGTTTTGCCCATTTGCAAGTGCCTGTTCGAATTTTGCGAAAAAAGGCGAAGAAAGGCAAGCTCTTTTCAATGGGCCGGATTGTCACTAAGAGGCCGCGGCGGCCTGTTGACGTTAACTCTATTTGGCGATTCATCCGGCGGATGGTGGACCGGATCGCCCTGTGAAGTTATTTAAAATTCTGTTAACGTGATGCCTCGGCGGGTTTACGTTTAGAGCTTCATGAGGAAGCCGAAAGCCCGCGAGGTCCGGTAGTGCCAGAATAGGTTTCGACATGCCCGCCGTCCAGTATCCCTTTATCGATATCGCAGTGCATGAACGGGTGCGTGACGGTTTCGGGCGCGGCGAGGCCATGGCGTTGTTCTCGCTCGACCTTAAAAACGCCCTTTGGGCCAATGGCCGGGGTGCGGCGCTGTTTGGCACGCCGATGGTCTATGATTTTCTGGAACAGGGCCCGAAACCGCAGGACGTGACCTTCCGGCAACTGGCGGCCGCGGCGGCGCGGCTTTCCAAAGCGGGCGACAGCCTGCCGTTTACCATTCGCATCACCTCGGGTTTCCGCAGCCTTGCCGTTACCGCGCGCGCGGAAGTCATCGAGGCCGAACCCGGCCAGCCCGCCATCCTGTTTTCCGCCCTCACCGATCAGGCCGCACCCGACACGGCGGAATGCGCCCGGCGCATGATCGAAGGGTTCGACGACCCCGATATCCATATGGCGGTTCTGAACGGCGAGAACGAGATTGTCGCTGCTTCCCCCGGCTTTTCTTCTCTCGGTATTACGCCCCACACAGCGCGGACGCTGGTGAAGATGGCGGCCGGACAGCCCGGCCATCTCGTCAAGCGGCCGGTGCCGACCGGCAAGGGTTATCTGCCCGCGGCCACCGGCCAGATCGCGACATCGCCCGAACTGAACCTGATGTTCGTGGTCGAAACCGCGCTGGGAACACTCGATCCCGTCAATGGTTTTTTCGAAGACAGGCCGCAGGAAGCGCCAGCCCTGCCGGTTGCGGAGGCCAAGACTGTTGCCGCTGCAACCTCCTTCGATTCCGTGCTCGACGCTGTTGCCGGCATCGAGGATGTGGAAGAGGTACAGGAACTGCCGGTCGATCCCGAAGAAGAAGCGCCAGCGCAGCAGGATGACGGCAGCGTCCTGTCCCTGCCGGAAGACGAAACGGAAACCCCGGCGGCGCTTTCCGCGCAGGACGCCGACACCGCTGCGAATGTGGCGATGACGGACGACATCGCCGATCTTTTCGAACTCGATGAGGATGAAGCAGAAGCGCCCTTAACCGAGCGGGCAATCGCCGATGCCCCTGCCGAAGAGGCTCAAGCCGAAGAAAACGCAGTCGCGGACGATGAAATCGTCGAAACCGCGCCCTCAGAAGCTGCTCCTGCGGCGCATGAGGAGGTAGCGGCGGAAACGGAGACCGAAGAAACGGATGTCGGCGCTGGCGCAGAAGCGCAGCCTTTTGTTTTCA